GATACACGTTGTCCATATAGTGCTATACCAGTACCAACAGAGTTAATAACAGGGTTAATATAAGTAGGTGATTTATATAAATTATCACGCTGCCCTTGATTTAAATGAACATCAACATAAGTTGTAGCAGATCCCAATGAACCTGTTACATAACCAACAGATGTTACACCTGATATTTCTGATAGTAATGCGCGATTAACACCACCAGGCGCTCCCCACACATAACCTTTATTGTCATTATTTGTGTAAGCTGCAAGAGCAACACCAGATATAGCACCTGCGACCCTAACACCATTCAAGTTCGTTGAAACGGCTAATGGTGGATAATAATAAGCAACTTGCCAGCTACGAACACGACCCGATGTTTCAGCGTTAAAATTTAAACCAGCTCCTGACCATGGATTTACAACTAAGTCAGGATTTAAATTATTAGGGGTATCAGCTATAACAAACGCCTCATCATTAATATCACCAACTAAAGATGCTAAATCAGCTACCACTTCTGGATAACCAGGACATACTACTAAATTATACTCAAATTCTTCTGATCTGATGTTTTCATTTCGACCACCAACTATAGATGTTAATGGATCAGGTATACCAACAATAACTTCACGTAAAGCAGTTGCAATAGCTATGCGACGATGTGCATCATCAACACCAATAGTAGTCTTAGTAGCAAACTCTAAAGTATATTGATATGCATCTAATATTAATGTCAATACACTAACAGCTTCAGCTGGTGTAAATTCTGTTGGAACTACTGAACCTACTGCTGCTGTTACAAAAGCATCAATAGAGCCACCCAATCCTATAAAAATACCAGTAGCTGCAAAATTATAACCATTTGCAAATATATTTAATGGAGCAGCAGTTAAATCACCTTCTATATCAGTACCTACAGTACGGAAAACGTATTTCCCATATATCACGCTAAGTGCTGAGTGAGCTAATGCAGAAAACTCTGTGCTATTAATTGTTTGTTTAAATAATGGATTTGCTGATATATAACCATTTCGGTTATTATAATCAGTTATAAAAGAAAGAGCTAACGTATTAAGAGCATTTTGTGCAATGATTGATTGCTCATTCCATGATGTTAATACATTAATACGATCATCATCTAAATCAATATTTGCTCTAATAACATAAGCAAAGTTACCTTCACGTAAAAATTGATTAAGTGCATGCACACCGTACTCATTCCTGGCATCACCATGGTGTTGTAGACCTTGACTATCTGTTAAGAAAGTTGGAATTCCATATAATGTTTTACTTTGTTGTAGCGATGTTACAGTTCGAATAACATTATATTCTGTAGTACCAACTGCTTTTGTGCCATCAGCTAACAGTTTATCTTCTTTTGTTGCTACAAAGATCAACGGAACTGTGGTAGCTGTCGCTGGAATGTAGAATGAAAGATCTGTAACGCTTACAGAAATTCCAGGGGAAATTAAATCAGCCATTTGGGTGTTCTCCTTTAACTATATAAAGTGTATGTATTTTATATATTTATACATGCGGTGTACTTAGATTGTTTTTTTACGATACACTATCTAATCTTATCAGGTGATACACCAGTGCTAGTTAAAAACATATCGTACTGAGGTTTAACTGAATTAGCGCGCATTCGTTTATCCTCTTCCATAAACAACCAACGGTTCTTTACGCTTGAGAATTTATATAATCTGGTTGGTATTGGATCAGGTACGTTTATGTATGTTAATCTATGATAATCACCATCATTACCACCTACTGGTAACACCGGACCTTCTGTGAATGGTGCTCCGTTTGGTGGCATTCCATCTTCAACAAAAGGACTATGACTGTTAGGGCTGAGTTTAACTAAACCTATTCGTTTCTTAGCTGCTTTCAACAGCATATCATCTGGTAATACCAATTCATCTGCAGTATCAATTCCTTTTTCAGGCACCTCTGTGTCAGCTTCAGCTCGACCTTTAATATCACCCTTCATCTGATCTGTACTATAATGATCCTTTAGCATATCAAAGAATTCATTATCAGAAGATGGTGCGTTTAGATCACCTATAATATCCATTGTCTCTTGACTTGCTATAACAGGTTGAGCTACTACTGTATATAATGTTGGTTGGTAACCAGGTGTGAAGCCTGAAGCTGCCCACGAAACATCAGTAACCTCTAGGTACTTTTTAACAGCATTCAAATTAATATCATATTGAATCTCGCTAGGTAACTCAATAATATCACCCACTACAATAGGTCGACCTAATAATCGAATCAAAGAATCAAAACCAATCTTAAAGTTATAATTATCATTAAAATCATAACCAAATCGTGTGAGGTCAGTCTGCACGTCCATAATATCATAATAACCCTTCACTGTGATTGGATCAGTTGAATAGCTACGATCTCTATTCTCCATAAACCCCATCTCATCTTGAACATTAGTTATGTTCGTCTTTAAATATTCTGATAATGATAATTTACGCACAGACCAATAATCAGTATCACCACCATTAAATGATAGAGGTCTAATTCTCCAATACCGTGATGGTGCACTTTGTTTAATATCAATCCAATGCTCCAGCTCATCATCTGGTATAGTTATAATAGCAACACCAAACCATTTAATACCGTCATTTGAACGTTCAACACGAGCACTTGTCACTCTATTAATACTTTCACATCCTTGCTGCAGTAATATTGATGTGATATGATATTTAACTTCAGTATCAACACCATAACGTACTCGATTATTATCAAGTTTGATTTCTCCGAAATCATAACCTAAGAAAGCAGATGCTGTCACCAATGCACCTTTTTGTACTGAGCGCCATTCAGCAATATTATGTATAAATGCATTAGCAATAGGAAATTGTGGATATTCTCCACTGGCAATAGGGTTACCTAAACCTGTTAGATCAATTAACATGTTTTGTTCATGTATACCTAACAATTTGAATATATGAAGTATCGCCCCTCCTATATTTAAACTCTCGTTTACAATTGAGTTTACATATTTGTTAGCACTATCATCATTTGTTAATTGAAAAGGAGTACATCCTGGTTCAGTTCCTAAACATCTACCTTCTACTGCCATTGTATGCCCTTATGTTGATTACTATGTTTGTATTTATGTTCTACTATAAATAATAGTAGAACATAAAGAGAATACTTATGAAATTAAATCAAATATATGAAGCATTAAAACCGAGCCAGTACAGGGCACATCGAGCTGCATGGGATCCAAGAACATATGGTAGGTTATTTGATCGGTATAAACATGATGAGAAAAAATATAGAATTTACTTACCCTTAGTCGCTGATCATCATATAGTTGATAGTGATGTATTACATGCTGTTGATACAGCAGTAAAAGATCAAGGATACCACATAACAGATTATGTTGGTGGTTATGCTAAAAGTGATGATGGAGCACGAACCAAAAAAATAGGTAAGATAATAACTGATCCTGTAATAATGCAAAAATTTTCAAATGATCCAGCACGTGCCAACAGTAATAAAAACACTGCTGATATGTTAGTATGTATTTCAAGACATCCATATGATATAGCAGGTATGAGTACAGACCGTGGATGGACATCATGTATGGATATGGTTGATGGTGATAATATAGACTATATCATGTCAGATGTAGAAGGTGGTACACTAATTGCGTATTTAATAAACGCTGATGATAAAAATATAACAAGTCCGATTGCTCGGTTGTTAATAAAACCATTTATTTTGAACTCAAAAGATGCATCCCCTGATGATTATATATTAGTTGCAGAACAGAGAGTATATGGTACAAATGCACCAGGATTTAAAGAAACAGTTGCAGTGTGGTTAAAAGAAGTAAATCATGGTAAAGATGATGGGGTGTATTGTATTAAACCTGGTATATATGCTGATAGTGCAAGAGAAGTACTACATGCACCAAATAAAAGCAAAACAGAGATATTAGATATAATCTCAGCAGATCCTAAAAAATATAAAATGCCACCGTTTAAATATATTGTAACACAAAACGGTTCTATTAATTTAGAAGTTACTGGAGTGTATGGTGCGCTGTTACGCATATTAACACAATATGAGATTAAAATTAATAAGTTGAAAGGTGATTTTGATTGCTCAACACTAACACTAACTCAGTTACCAATCTGTACACCAAAATACATTACAGGTGATTTTGATTGCAGTGATAATAGTAAATTAAAGTCTTTAAAAAATGCACCATCAATGGTATCAGGTACTGTTAATACTAGTGGTACAGAGTTAGATCCTGTTAAAGTTCGAGATACTATTATAGCTAAGCACTACGAACACAACTTTTAAAAGTTTGATTCCCATAATACTTCAAGGTTATACCCTAAATCTATAATATCTTTTTCGCGTATTAATGTATTATGATACAACTCACCTGCTGTTAACTCACTGAATGGGTTGCATATCTCATGCGATTCAAATACATCAGGATTGCCATGCCAGCAATCACCATGGAATTCATAGATGGTATTTGTTTCTTTACAATACCCATCAGCCTTATATCTAGTACTTGGTATATTAAATTCACCTCCATTTAACGCGTGTTGAATATAGATACCTCCTATCTCCATAATAGAATCAAGCCAGCAAATACACTTATATGAGAATTGTGTTAATCCTTTAACTGCTATTTCATGA